GTGGCAGCGACCGATAGTCATAGATTCCGTAGGTTTCGGCAAAATCGCAGATTAAAGAATCTTCATCATAACGGATAAGCCCGGCGAGGATTATCAGTTTTTTGCTTTTCCATTGAGTTTAGAAAAGACCTCTCCGACCGTCTTTGCAACAAGTGTAGCGGGAACTCTGCCCGTTTCTTTATTGCGAAGATGCTCATATAAAGCCTTCTTCTGCTCTTCTCCGAAAAGCCTTACCAGCACGGAAGAATACCGTGCAGGGTTCTGATCTAACCCGATAAGGTCATCGAGCAGTTCCTGATCATCCAATGCCGCTTCGTCTATCTGGCAGACGAATCCGCTATCTAATGTAATTTCCTTCATGCGATTTTCCCCTTTTTAACATTTAAGATGCTGACTTGAGATACTCATAGTGAGTATTTCCTGCACTGTCAGCGGTTGCAGTAAGTGTGACTTCATAGCCAATTGCATCACTTATGGTGTATGCAATATCTCCGAGCTCGGTGATGGATGCTGCAGGAATAACAATTCTCTTTGCAACTCCGCCACGAAGTACCATCTCGATAACCCATGAATACTGAACAGGATCATCTGCGTTGGCTTTGATTGTAAGTCCAGTTGCAAGAGTGCCAGTTACGTTTGAAGCTCCGTAAACAGTCTTAAGGACATCCACATTCAGTGCCTCGATAAGAGTGAACTGGAATGTATCGTCCTTGCTGGTCTGAAGCGGAAGAACAGTTGCTCCGCCCCACTCCTTAATATCATCGGTTTCCATGCTGTTGGAGTTGGTAACTCCATCTTCAGATACAAAACCGAGTGACTTGAAGGCAGCATCAAGTGCGGTTGAGGTGTCGGTCGGAAGTGTGGTCCCAAGGGGTGCGACATATATCGAACCCGCAACGGCAGGTTTTCCGACACTGACATTTGTTGCGGTATTTGCCATTTTTTAACTCCTTCCTCAATAATGAGTGATGTCGTATACGGCCTGATAGCGATATCTCTTCGTTTCCGAATCGGTGTAGTTATAATCACTGTTCAGGTCAACACTACCGATTTCATCTTCTTCAAGAAGGTTATTCAACATGATTCCTTTAACAGCTTCATTTAACTGTGAAGCCCCGTAAAGAGAATCAGAATAACTTTGAATTGCGATAGTGGCAGAAAATATTTTGTTGTTATAGGAACTCCCGGTCTTTTCAACAACGCAAAAATCCCCAGTAGGGAACGTTTCCGGCACTTCCATGTATGCTGTTATATCGTTTGCCGTTAAGCAATCAAGTACAGTTTTTTCAATCATTTCATCGCCTTTAACAATGTGTTGTTCTTGTAGTTATCACGCATAGCTCTGTAATTCTCGGTTGATATCCTGGCATTGCAACGTGTTTTTCCCTTCTGGGATGACACTTCGTAGCCGTCTCCGCATCTGCCCTGAATGCCCTCTGCAAGTTCCGTGAGGTATTGCATTGTGGAATCTCCATTGAGTATCTGCTTCCGTATCTCTGACCGATTCAGTACAACTTTAACTTTAGCCATAGCGTTCAACCTTGACCTTTTTGTTCCATTCAAGAGGGATCATTGCTTCAATGCCCTGTGTCGGCTCTCCGAAAGTCCTGAATTTCTCGCCGAAGAACTCAACCACTGTATCGGTCCATACATTAGTGTCACCCTTGGGAATCCCAAGAGTGTACGCTAATTTCTTTCCAGTAAGGTTTAATTCGTTCGTGATGTCATCCGTACTCGGTTCACCAATAAGCACATTGTCCACTTCTTTAGTTGTGTCAATGTATATCGGGCGATTGAAGCCATCCACTCCATTCTGTGTTTTGAGGTGTAATACAACCTTAATGCCTTTCAGTTTCGACATCGAACACCTCCAGTATCTGAAGCTGTGGGCGAGACAGTCCAAGCCGCTTAAAGTCTCTCTTCAGTACGAGAGAACCGCCACCGGGAACCAAATAGGTTCCTGATACGGTATATCCCATAGCAGACTGTGAATACTGGCTCATTGCTTCATCAGTAGTAGACTGATTAAGGATGCGTGCTACCGTGTCCATACATACCGTATTTGCCATAGCAGCAAGGTCATCATTCTCACTGATCTCGGCGTCAAGGTCATGCCCTATACCACTTGCCATGATTCGCATTTCTGCAGAAACCTTCTCAAGCAAAACATCTGCTCTGCTGATCTCTTCCGTAGTAAGCGGTCTCCAATATGCTGCTAATTCCTGTGTGGTAGCGTATACTGCACCCATGATCAATCCTCTTTCTTCTTCGCCCTCTTTTTCGGGGTCTCAACCTCTTCGGTTTCAGCGGTCGTTTTCTTGGGTTTGGATGCCGCCACCTTTACCCAGTTCGTACCGCTGAAATCATCGGGAAGTTCGGTCGTTATCCCGGAGAGGGTATTTGTGAATATTGCCATCAAGCCTCAGACTTAACTATGCGGCTGAATGCGGAGCCGTCAAGGATTCCCCATCCGACATATGCTTCGGTGCGGAGAAGAACCTCGTTAGCCTGCTTAAGATCAAGGGCTCCACCATCAGGATTACCATACTGGATAACCTCAAGAGGAATCTGCTCTGCATAGCCCCACTTGAATGCGTTCTGGAAGTCTCCGAGGTAGCAGTAATTAGATACTGCGGTGCTTGCACTGACGGCAACAGTGTCGTTGACATCACAAGCGATTCCTCTGATTGCACCGGGATTTCCGCCCCACATGAATGCTTCGTAAGGTCTCTGTCCGCCATTGAGGGTGATTCCAGCGAGATCTGCAGCATAAGATTTGCTGATTGCAATACCATTGCAGTCATACTGAGATGCAAGTGCATTTACACCGCCGGTGATCAGTGCTTCATAGTCAGCAGTGGAGAATGCTACGGTTGATACTGCAGTGCAGGTATCGAAGCTGTTGGTTCCGATTGCTGCTGATGCGGAAGAAGTTGCAGGATTAAGTCCGTGGAATACCATGATATCAAGGCCACGAGCAATCTTCTTTGCAAATCCCTCTGCGAAAGTCTCAAGGTAAGAAAGCTGCTTCTCCTCAGAGCACTTAATGAACTCATCGGTAATTCTTGCCTGATAAACAACCTTGAGGGGCTTTACGGTAACAGGACTAATAGTTGCGCCGCCTGCAGGCTTTGCACCAGACTCACCAACGATGGAAATCTCGTTGTCGAGTGAGAAGGTCATGTACTCGTTGCCGGAAAATGCAACGGGAACCTGATTTGCGAGCTTAGCAACAGATGAATGTCCGCCAACCTTGGAAAACATTTCTTTAACGAGTTCAGGATTGAAAAGGCTACCTGCTTTTACAGTGTTTGCGTCTGCCATAATAATTAACCTCCTAAATTAAGACCTCTAAGGGTCTCTCTCATAAGTTCCTTCTTGTCATCTGCAGATTTAGTTTCTGCCGATGCAAGCGGGATGTCTGCGTTCTGTTTTGTTCCCCAATCCTTAAGCACTCCGTCAGCCGAAGCAGTAATCTCTTCTTCGTTAGAACCTGTAATATACTTCCAGTATTCCGTGGGGATTTTCTTCTCTAATGCAATTCGGGTTTTTGCCGAGTCCGTCTCGTATTTTGCATTCTGAAGTTTAAGTGCTTCAATTTCGGTGTCCTTCTCAGCTACGGATTTCACCTGCTCTGCAAGTTCCTCATTCACCTTGGTGAGTTCTGTGACTTTTGCCTTCAGAGACTCATAATCCGCATACTTCTTCGATGCGGTCTCCTGTGCTCTTGCCACTCGGTCCTTGATGATAGGTTCGATTCGTGCTGTAAAGTCCTCCTGAGTCGTGATTGGTTCAAAA